AATCGGAAGATTGCTGCGACCCCAAAAGATGGAGCGAAAAACCAACTCGATTGACCCAGAGGGTAGATGAGAAAGACGCTAACAAAAACAGCGATAGGACCAGAGAACGCAATAGCATTGTAGGGACGGATACCGATGAGACGTGCCAGTTCAAACTGGCGAAGCATGAAACCAATCAGAGCGAAAGCCCCGTGGAGCGCCACAAAAGCCCAGAGTCCTCCGAGCTGAATCCATCTGACGAAATCCCCTTGAGCCTCAGGACCCCAGAGAAGCAGAAGAGAATGACCCATAGCATCTGCTGGAGTAGAAACTGCCGCAGTAAGAAAGTTTGCACCCTCAAGATAGGAACTTGCCAACCCGTGAGTATACCAACTCGTTGCGAAAGTAGTCCCAGTAAGCCAACCGCCAATAGCAAGATAAGCAGTGGGAAAAAGAAGAAGTCCAGACCATCCAACAAATACGAAACGATCTCGTTTAAGCCAGTCGTCAAGGACATCGAACCACCCCCGCCGTGGGGGACTTAGTGTTGAAGCGACCATTTTTTTGTTCCTTTAAGTAGTACAATTGGGGCCAAGTGTCACGAATTATTTCCGCTAACTTGTAAGAAGAATTTTGAGGTATCACTTGGTGTATTTTCGTAGATGGACGAGTCACCATAAGTTTTGTGATCTTTGTATCCAACCATACGTCCCTTTGTATTCTGAAGAGCGGGCATGAAGACAATGAAGAAGAAGACTCCAGGGGCACCGATGAATACGACTGAGACGATGACATAATAAGTAAGTAGTTCAATCATAAAACTTTACATTTCAAGGAAATAAAAAGGACCCCGAAGGGTCCTTAGAGTGTATGTCGTTAGACTATCAACCGATAGCGGGTGCAGTCAGTGCGACAGGAGTGGACTCAGCAGCAGCAAGATCCAGAGGGAAGTTGTGAGCATTACGCTCATGCATAACTTCCATACCCAGACCAGCGCGGTTCAGCACGTCTGCCCAAGTGTTAAGGACATGTCCTTGGTTGTCTTGGATAGACTGGTTGAAGTTGAATCCGTTAAGGTTGAATGCCATGGTGCTAACACCAAGAGCAGTGAACCAGATGCCGACAACAGGCCACGCAGCGAGGAAGAAGTGCAGAGAGCGTGAGTTGTTAAAGGATGCATACTGGAAGATGAGACGACCGAAGTAACCATGAGCGGCAACAATGTTGTAGGTCTCTTCTTCTTGACCGAACTTGTAACCATAGTTCTGAGACTCAGTTTCGGTGGTTTCACGAACCAGCGAAGAAGTAACCAGAGAACCATGCATTGCACTGAACAAAGAACCACCGAACACACCTGCTACGCCGAGCATATGGAAGGGGTGCATGAGGATGTTGTGCTCTGCTTGGAATACAAGCATGTAGTTGAATGTACCAGAGATACCAAGAGGCATCGCATCAGAGAAAGAACCTTGACCGAAAGGATAGACGAGGAACACTGCACTCGCAGCAGCAACTGGAGCAGAGTATGCAACGCAGATCCAGGGACGCATACCCAAACGGTATGAAAGTTCCCACTCACGACCCATATAGGCATAGATGCCAATCAGGAAGTGGAAGACTACGAGTTGGAAAGGACCACCATTGTACAACCACTCGTCGAGGGTTGCTGCTTCCCAGATGGGATAGAAGTGAAGACCAATAGCGTTAGAAGAAGGAACAACTGCACCAGAGATGATGTTGTTACCATACATGAGTGAACCAGCAACGGGTTCACGGATACCGTCAATGTCCACAGGAGGAGCACCGACGAAGGCGATGATGAAACAGATGGTTGCTGCAAGCAACGTAGGGATCATCAGAACGCCGAACCAACCGACATACAGACGGTTGTTAGTGCTGGTAACCCAATCGCAAAAGGATTCCCAGTTAGACACGCTTCCGCGTGACAGAGTTGAACTAGCCATTTTGAATAAGAAATAAGTAAGACCATCAGGGAAATGGTGGAGTTACTATTCCTCTGCACCCTAAGCAGAGGTATGAGAGACGTAATTTAGACACCCTAGAGGTCTCGGTTTGCGGGGTGTGTTTGTCGCGAAAGCATGACTTTCGTTACATTTGTTTACCTATTTAGTATACCAGAGGTAGGGTTTTCCGTCAAGAGAAAAATTAGAGTATTTCTACCTAATGAAATTGACCCATCCCTGTTCCAGACATCCAACCGTAACCGTTGGAACCGCCTTGGAAGTTCTCAGAACCACCAATAGGATCGCGTTGAACCGCAGTGCCATTTGAAGCAGTTGCGATTTCATACATCTTAGCATGAATGTCTTCGGATTCTACAGTCTCGTGGTGAGTCTCTTGATCCTGCTGTTGTTTGATAAGAGTTTCCTGCTCCATGTAATCCAGTTGCTTTTCACTACGAACAGGAGCGGAACCAAACCAAGGATCATCCTCTAGGTAAGCAGGAGCAGGAACACCGACAAAAGGAGGATTGTCCATTTCGTCACAGTCCACCACATCTTCATCGATTGCACATTCAACTTTCCACGATCCACCTACACCTCCATCCATGTTTACAGTGATATCATCACCCCATGTTCCTGATGCCTCAGGGGAGTGAAAAACTTGACCCAATGTTTCTTTGATTTTTTTGATGATCATGCTTCTAGTACCAGTTTCTTAGAGTAATCGTATGCATAGGTTTCGCGATTTCCTTTAATACCCCATCCCAACCAATAGAAAGATGGAACCATATACTGTGACACTGTGTGCCCACGACCTTCAAACTCGGGAAGATACTTCTGAAATGTAGATTCGTTGATCATGTAACGAGTTTGACCTTCCAAACTGCTAGGGTCACAACCATACTTCTCACAGAACCTACCGAGATTATTATAGCGATTTATTGAAGTCCATTGAATAAGACCATAACCTCCACTACGGCAAGCGTCATAAGAAATTCTAGCCCCTCCTTCGCATATGTTGGGATGGAAGTTGCTTTCTTGTTTAATGTTACCCATGATTGCTGCAAGAGCATTTCGATCACGGATTTTTGTGTGTTTTTGTAATTGTTCAAGGACATATTGTTCTGCTGGGGAACCACTTGGCAATTTCCAAGTCGGATCATATTCCTCTACTTCTATGCTCACTACTGGAGGAGGTGCGACAGGTGCTTTATAGATGCTATTAAGAGCGATGACACCGCCAACACCAATAGCACCTGCAATTGTTGCGAACGACATAAGTTTCATGAGACTACTCCCATATTTTACCAAATAAAAAACGGGGCGTCAACTGGATTGTGCCAGTTACCCCGTTGTCAAGCGACGACGATATTCAAATTTATTTAGTCTCGTTTAAGGGTAATGATAATACGATCGTTTTCGTAATCTGCTTTGAACTCTAGAGGTTTTTCTGGATCCCAGCACAGTTCTTCGTAAAGAGTGTTCAGGGTTTCCATATCTTGATAGAGATCGGTAGGCATTTTATCTTACTCAAATGTGATTTTATTTAGGTTGGGTTAGATGCAGGAACCTGTATCGGTTGCATCATTCCACCATCAAAGTGATCATCATCATCAACATCTTCTGTCAATAGGGATGCAAATATAAACCCTCCTATAAGAGATGCTGCTATGAGTAACACGTCGTTCACCAGATTCCAGGAATCAGTTGTCCTGTCGTTGCGTACGCACCAAATGCTGCAATGATACCGACCATTGCTGCCCAACCGTTAAACTTTTCTGCTTCAGGGGTCATTGTAAATCTCCGATAAAAATTAAGTGATAAAAGTGAGGGAATCATTAGATGCCGAAAGCACCAAAGAAAAAGATACTACCAGTAGTAGCATAAGAAATAACTGCTGCTACGAAACCAAGCATCGCTGTGCGACCATTCAGTTTCTCAGCACGTTCTGCATATGTTTCATAACCGTAGCGTTCTGCTTCGGTCTTGTCGATATACATTTGCGGTTCTTTGGCAAACATATTCTGTTGCCCGAACTCATTTGTCGTTACGGTCATCTGTATTCTGTAAAGAACTGTTACATTATATATAATTCCTTTACATTTGTCAAGGTATCGAATATATCATATTTCCTGATACGCTAACACGATCACCATCAGTTCTCTTTAAGGATACACTATGAGGTAGTGATGACGGGAATACTAAGACATTACCACTACTATGTTCATTGATAGGAATATACTCAATACGATCATCATGCATAAAGAAAAAAGGTGCGTCACCATCTCCACATGCAATGTAAGCACTGAATGAGTACAAAGAATTGCCATGAACATGAATCTGGTGCTGTTCTCCCTTCCTCATTCTATTCGTCCACATGACAGGGATTGATAAATGCTCCTCTTTGAGATTATAAAATCCATATTCGGGGTGATGTTTGAACATTTTATTATGACAAACATTAATCAACCACTTAGAAAACTTTTCAGGAATACGCATTTCATATTCTTCGCGTATTGATACGTCTGCTTTATCACCTAAAGGAGTTTTCTTCTCCAGTGCTTCATAAGCACATTCAGTAAGTTCTGCAAATTCCTCTGGCGGAATCCATTCACAAATTAATCCGATTCTTTCTAAAACATCCATAGTAAAAAGGGACGCATATAGCGTCCCAGATAAGGGTCAACTTGACTCCACCACCTAGTTGTTAAACTAGGAAATATAGACTTCTGTCGCGCCGAAACCCATATAGTTTTAAATCTATTGGGAAAGATCAGGAGAACGTAATAACGTCATTCCCAATACTATCTAGGGAGATAGTATCTGCCGCTGCTGCAGCATAAGGTTCATCATAGTAACTGGATGAGATACTGATCGTATCATCAGCAATAGAGAACTTATACTCTTTTTGCTTGGGTTCGGGCAATTGACGCTGAATTGCTTTCATGCCCTGATAGTGTCGCCAAATTTCACTTTGGAGACCAGGGTCAACATCATTTTCCATTGCATTTTTGACGCACTCTTCGAGTGCTTTGATTGCTTTTTGATAAGAATTCATGGTTTTACTCGGTCGCGAACATAGCATGGAACACGATCTGGATCTAGCCATTTCGTGTATTCAAAGTCCTCCATAGCATAATCCAATTGAATTGAATTGTCTAGGAGGTACATGTCTTTGTATCGTTTTGTCCATTCATCGTATTTTTGAATACGATAGTCAGGACGACCGTTTAATTCGATCGTCCCAGACTGCACATAACGATAGGGATAACGTTCATGAAGAACTGTCGGTTTCATAATAAAATAGGTCCTGTTCAAGTTTAGTCAGGAGGATGTCGTAATCCTCATCTACATCACCATAGAAATCAACACCTTTCTCCTCATAAAATTTCAGAACTTGATTATAAATGATAGGATACTCGATGTCAAGTGTCACTTGTCTATCAATTGCTTCGTAAAGCAAATCAATACACGACGAGAACTTTTGTGCTGTAGTCATAAGTTTTTACCTTATACTGGACCGAATGCCCTAAAAGGGCAACGAGTCAGGCAGGATTTGAACCTGCGACCAACTGCTTAGAAGGCAGTTGCTCTATCCGCTGAGCTACTGACCCATAAGAACCTTAGAGGCAGTAGTGATGGACATGTTCAAACGCTTAGCATCCTCCTCAAATCCTCGCTCAGCAAGAATATGAAGTTGGTCAATGAGTTGATCGAGATACTGTTCCTCAAGAGAGGTTTCAGTCTCTGGTTCAAAGTCGATGTGCATTGGTTGTCCCTCAACTACTCCCGTAGTATAGCAGGTTCAGGTGGAGTGGTCAAGGGTTGAAGTAATCTTTTCGCATGTACCTACCGAGTATGTTACTGTTGTAGAAAGCAGGCGTCCCATCTGTCATAGCCTCCGTAAGTACGTTGTTGAGAAATAATTGTCGGGTCTCTTCAAAGTTTGTGAGACCCTTTGTTTTATGTAGGCTTAATATGTCACGTCTAAAGGCGAGATTCCCGATCCTCTTACGTTCTTCAGTAAGTTCAGCAGAACTTCCGTAGTATTTTTTCCAGTCGCTCTCACTTTTAACTCTCCTACCTCCACCTCTAGGTTTTCGTAGTTGGTGAAAGTACTTCCTTCCGATGTATCTCTTACCAGTGAGTGTGTTTGTAATGCAATAGACAAAACCGAAATGGTCGTCAATGTTCTCAGATAGAAAAGGGTGTCCGTTAAAAATCCAGGGGTTTTCATAATCAGTCGGGATCTCCGTCGTCGTCGTTTTGTTCAATGTAGCTACTCGCTGTTCGCTTGCTACTCTTATCTATGTAAGCAGAAGGATCAGCATAAACCTCTGCCTTGAGTTCAGCGACTGCAAACTCAAGATCTTGGATTAAAATTTTTAGATTCTTTTTATTCATTGTGAATACTCTCCAATCATGTCTAAGACTTGATTTAATGCGTGGTCGTATCCTTCACGAAATTCATGATCTTGATGATCATATGCACCCTCGCCAAGTTCATGCTTAAGTTTAAGCACCCTGGCGAGAATGTCCACTTTATTCATAATTCCTCTAGGCATTAAAGTTTCTCCTGAAGTGATTTCCAATCAGCATCAAAGAGTTCTAACCCCTTGTCGGTAAGAATGTGCTTATAGAGTTTGTAAAAAATGGGAAGCGGTAGAGTACATATATCAGCTCCCACTCTAAAAGCGTCGGTGACTTGCATAGGCTCTCTAATAGAAGCGGCAAGAACTTCTGTCTTGAGTTCATGAGTAGCAAAGACATCTGCAATCTCCTCAATAAGATGAATTCCATTCCAGTGTTGATCAAATACACGACCAACAAAAGGAGAAACATATGTTGCTCCTGCTTTTGCAGCAAGTAACGCTTGTGCCGTGCTAAAAATTAGTGTTACATTTACATGAACATCGTCGTTCGATAGTTCCCTACATGCTTTCAATCCTTCAACTGTGCATGGAACTTTAATTGTGATGTTTGGTCCGATTTCCAGATAGTCCTCTGCCATGTCAAGCATCTCTTCTGCAGTATCACCAACAACTTCAGCAGAAACTGAAGCATTCCATGGAAAAATTGCAGAGATCTCCTTGATCACATGTTTCGGATCTTCGCCTGCTCTAAGCATGAGACTGGGGTTTGTAGTAACTCCGTCGATTAAACCAGTCTCGAATGCAGAGGCAATAAGCTCTGGGTCAGAACAGTCCAGAAAGATTTTCATGACTCTCCTGTATAGGTTAACTGTATTTAGAGTAGCAAAAAAGCACCCGTTTGGGTGCTTTATGTGGAAATCAAGATGTGATCTTCCAGGATTTGCCGCTAAAGGGTTTTAAATTAACCCATTTAGCATAGTGTACACCACGATAAGTTAAAAACGCAAATGTTTTATTTGGATCGTGTTTCTCTGGATCAAACTCTGGAAGGTCATATTCAAGTCTGACCTTCAGCATTTGTCCTACCCCCTCACACTTTTTGTAAGAGGAGAAGTTCTCCATAGATCATGCCGATGAATGCTACACATCCAAAAGACACCAATCCGACTGTTTGTAGTGCTAACATGTCTACCTCACTTAGTGTAGACGTGTCCACGATAGCAATAGGTGCCATGGGCATCCTTATGCTCAGCACAGTTTACATTGTACTCAACACCACGATATGCAGTGTGAGAGATCTGTGCATCGTGAAGGGCAGATGCTTTGGTGATCTGCTTCTTGATAAGGTTAAGGGTGTTCATTCGATTTCTCCTGAAATACTAGGGGTTTTAATCCCGTTCCTTCAGTCGTTTGCGTCCCATGGACAATGAGGAGATGCTTCTTGAACTACTTCAATAAGTTCCGTCCTGATTGCTGCTGTCATATGCTCGTGTGCATTGATACGCTCGATAATTTCGATAGCATCAACACAAGCAATATTGGAATAGAGTAATAACTCAAACATGGGATGAACGCTCCGTTCCGCGACTTACTTGCGTCTCACTATGTTAGCACATCGTTGCACTGACCGTCAACCTTAGACTTAAAATAACCTATAAGGTTATATTTTGATCTTCGGTCCAGATTGTCATCCATAAGGATTTCGATCCGTTTTTGTAGAAACCTTTCACAACTCATGTGCCACCCATAGGGCGACCCGTCATTATGATGGGCTAAGGTCAATGCCAGTAAAGTGCTGAGCATTGTGAGATGAACGTATAAGTTGTAGCATCCGCTACATCTATATTTATATCATGAAACCATGATAAATGTAGTTCACTCCGATACCGTTTTATTTTTGTTTAAGTATCTGTCAGATTCTGGGTCTGTGATCAGAGTCATACCCGAATCAATAAAGTCTTTACTCTTGTCAACACTGTGTCGTGTGTTACGTTCTTGCTGTTGACGTGCTTTTTTCTTTTCCATTTCCCAAAGTGCTTCTGCGAAGGGGTTGCCTGGTTGGTCTGCCTTATCCATAAGATCATCCCAACCTTTCTCTGCTGCGTCTAGATAAACTCGGTTTGCCCAAGTATGATCTCCTGGGACAGGTTCTGTCCCATAATCCCAGGTGTCATAATCTTCTTCATTTCGAGGATCAGAGGGCGAATCCTGCGAAGGTGTTTCCTGTGACATCTTGTTTAATTCCTCCGACGACATAAGATTCAATCTCCGTTTCTTGAGGTGCATTTTGCTGACCTTTACTATTTAACCAGTGCTCGGTCCAAGGTAACGGATTGTTTTTAGCAGGAATGTCGAACATAGGTTTGATACCGATCGCTTTCATGCGACGGTTAGCGATCCACTCAACATAGTTGTGAAGTAGACGATCATTCAAACCAATCATACTACCCTGTTGGAAAAGATAGTTAGCCCACATCTTCTCTTCATCAACAGTACGCTGGAACATCTGTTTTACATAACCTTCCTCTTCACTAGCGATCTTCTGCATCTCTGGATCATCACCTTCTTTCCACTTGCGTAGAATATTCTGTGTGATCACAAGGTGTTGTGACTCATCACGAGCAATCAAAGAAAGAATTTTTGCACTACCTTCCATGAGTTTGTTCTCACCAAAGGCAAATGAGCAAGCAAATGAAACATAAAAACGAATACCTTCAAGGATATTAACGTTAGCAATTGCACGATAAAGTTTACGCTTCAACTCACGACGTTCCCACTGACCAGATGCATGACCTTCTCTTGCAAGATCCCACATGGTGCTGTTGTCATACTGATGAGCACTACTAATAAAGTCATCATATGCCTCTGTAACGCTACTAGCACGGTCCATAACACGCTCATCATCGAGGATGGTATCAAAGACCTCAGAGGGATCAGAATAAACATTCTTAATAATATAAGTATAGGAACGACTATGGACCATCTCCATAAATTCCCACACTGTCATACATGCTTCTAACTCAGGGAGTGAGCAGTAAGGGATAAAAGCCATCCCAGGACCACGCCCTTGGACAGAATCCAGCATGATTTGGTATTTAAGATTGCTGGTGAAGATGTGCTTCTGCTCAGCCGATAAAGTTTGGTAATCACTACGGTCCTTTTGTAAAGATACTTCTTCTGGTCTCCAGAAATATCCCAGTTGTTGCTGGGTCAATTTATCGAATACAGGATATTTGTATTCGTCGTACCTCTGAACTCCCAGAGGTTGACCAAAGAACATAGGTTGTTTTTTGGTATTTACTTTAGTCTTGTTAAATACTGTCATTCCCTTTACCTCAGACCTTGCAACTGTCACAATCTTCTTCCTCCGTGTTAAGTAGTTCGTTAATTAAATCATCAACATTTTCTTTCACAGGTTCATCACCATCCTTCTTAGCATCATAAGTGTTTTGATAATAAGAAGTTTTCCAACCATACTTGTAGGTTGTTAAAAGATCCTTCGCCATTTCAGACACTGGAACTTCATTGTCGGGATAATTTTCTGGGTTATAACTCCAGTTACCACTGATCGCCTGATCAAAAAACTTTTGCATTATGGCGGCAATTTTGATGTATCCTTCGTTGGAATGCATGTCCCAGAGTAAGGTGTAATTACTCCTAAGCGTTGTATAAGACGGGACAATCTGCTTAAGGGGTCCTTTCTTACTCTTCTTAATGGACAGGTAGTCTCTAGGAGGCTCGATTCCATTGGTTGCGTTTGACACAACGGAACTGCTCTCCGAAGGCATTTGTGCGGACAATGTGCTGTG